CGCCAAGATGGCAAGTACTACATTGGTCTTCATTCTACTGACAATTTGGACGACGGCTACTTTGGATCTGGTCAGCTCTTGTGGAAGTCAATCAAGAAGCACGGCAAGGAAGCGCATACGAAAGAGATCTTGGAGTTTCTCCCAACACGAGCCGAACTAAAAGTTAGAGAACGGGAACTGGTGAATGAGGACACGCTGAAAGATCCTAGGTGTTTCAACCTGGCACTTGGTGGAGCTGGTGCCGAGCACACCAATGAATCGAGGTTGAAAATTTCTGAAGGCCTCAAAGGAATTCCAAAATCCCAAGAACACAAAGACAAAATTGGGGCTGCACAGAAGGGTCGACCCAGATCAGAACAGGAACGCATCAATCTAAGCAATGGACAAAAGAACAAAGCGCCACCATCAGAAGAAACTCGCGCGAAGCTCAGCGAAGCTGGAAAGAATCGCGACTATTCGCTCGAACCAGAACGCAATGCCAAAATTAGCAAAGCCTTAACTGGTAAGCAGCGAGATTCAGAAACTGTGCAGAAGATGTCTGAATCTCGTAAGGGTAAGCCAGCTCATGTAAACACCACCAACAACCTGAAGGCAAAACTCACCTGTCCGCACTGTCAAAAAATAGGATCATTGGGCAACATGAAGCGCTGGCATTTCGACAAGTGCAAATTTACTCATCAGGAAACCAGTACACTTCCTCACGACCAAGGCCCCACGAATTGAGACGCTTATCAATTGAGGCCCAATCCCAGTCAGCACCATCAAATGTTGCGAAGATTGGCACGAGCGTATGAACCCCACGAATAACGATGCAATATTCACCGGGCTCGTCTGGGATCACATCAACACACTTTTCCTTCATTCGCCCTCTCCATTAAATTGTCCGTAAAGCATGTAGTTCATAGCGTCATCAAACCCAGTGACCCAATGCTTATCCGCAGTACTGTTACTCGCATAAGGCGATTCCGGCATATCACCTTCACAGTTCGCCTCGTACCAGTTGAGATACGCCACAGCACCCTCAACAAAGTAGTTTTCTGTTGGTTTGCAGTTGCAGCCATCGTCTGGGCCAGCCTTCAAAGAATGGCACCTCGAGCAGCGATATGAAATCATTTCACACTGCATGAAGTCTAGTGGCTCACTCGTCATCGTCCTTGTGACCTGCAAAGTTCGAGTTGTCAGGTGGCAAGAGCGCCATGACAGCGTCGATCAGTGTCGACAGTTGGTCGAGGTTGTCTTTACGGGCGGCGTAGTCGTTGTTGTACACCATGCCGACGTAGTAGTTGAAGAGCTTGGGGTTCAGGCTGAGGTCGTTCTTGGCGACGTCGCGCAGGTCCTTGATGGTTTCCTGCGCTTGCTGAATGCGGATCTTGCAACGAACAGCCTCATCGACGAGGTTGTTCAGTTTTGCCTTCAAGGCTGGATCCTTGAGGATGTCTTCAATATTGCGGAACTTGCTGGTTTTCTCACCAGCTGCAACGAGCATGTTCAAAGTAAGTCTCCGTGAGCAAACAAAGGATTGACTTATCCATTGTAACAGAGCACAGAGTCTACGCGTCCCACAAGTGGGACTGTCAGTTCAGAATAACTGGGTCAGAAGGTACTTCGAGAATTTGCGCCAGACCGATTGCTTTGATCGGCGTTGGTTGCTCGGCCTGAAGAATCTTGTCAACGATCCAGACCTTGGCGATTTCGTTCGCACTCCATTCCTTGGAGATGGTCTCTTGACCTGTGCGAGCTGGGTTTACTTCGCTGATGATCCCATAACGGTCTTCCATCAACCCAACGTTTATGTTCACGACCATTTCGGTTGTAAACTGATTCAGTGAGTTCACTGCAATGTCAAACGCATCGAAGGTCTTTGACGCGACGATCAAGTCTTCGGCGTGCTTAAAAACGGAACTGGCAGCGGTGTGACCATATACGTGGCTCAGCTTCAGGTCCATGCTGTACCGATATTTTGTTGGTTCAATCGTCATGACAGCAACGGTTCCTGGTAAGCCTCAAGCGATTCATGCAATGGAGGCAATGCAAATTGGCGGTACACGACGCGCCCCTCGATGACGTTAGGGTGATTTTCGATCGAGGTCTTAGAGTACATCACAACAAACGGATTTTGAAAGCCGTCGATCGTCGTGATCTCCCCGTCGTCATTGACTTCAACCAGGTCATACAGGTCCTTGGTCTTAGGTAAGAACAACGGGTTGAAGTGTTCAGCTGTGTCGATCTCCTGATGAAAGTCAATCAGGTTATCGGCAATGTCCTTGACAGCAGTTTGAAGTTCTACAGTAGCCTCAACGTCGTTGTTGAAGTCCGTGCTCGTAACCATTGCTTCTTTGATGTCACCACTCTTAGCGAATTGTGGTGCAAGGAGGCTGACTAGAAATTCTGCGGCGGGTTTTTCCAAAATCGCCGCGTAAAAGCTTGGCGTGCCATTTGGTGGTGTGATCATGCGTCTGGCCCGTTGATGATGTTGTTGTCCAACTCAGCCGAGTTCACGTTCCCTGTAAGGTTCGTTTTAACCAAAGCAGGGGTGCCGAAGCGGATGGCCTCTAGCACTGGGAAGAGATCCACCGCGGAATTTTCGGTGACCAACATTGAGCGAACACCATCAACAGCCTTTACCATCAAGTAATCGGTGTCAGTGTTTAGGTTCTTCAGAGGGATGCATTTTGCACGTTGGCGATCCAACGCGGTATGCACCTTAGTGCGTGACAACAGAAGTGCTGCAAACGTGACCATGTACTCTGGTCCAGCATCAAAATCCTTGACAACAGCCGACGTGTACCGAAGCTTGACGTCCATACCAATGTTGGCCGCGAAGCTTGTTGCGATCTCCTTGAAGTCGCAGTAAAACAGTACCCAATCCTCAACGACTGGGTTTGTCACAAAGTCAATGCCTTCCCACGCACCAGTTCCTTTACGGCTTTCATCATCAATCATGCGCGAGAACACGATCGTGGTGTCACTCGATGCTGATGCCTTGGAAACGATCACATCAACTTGCGTCGTTCCCGTAATGGTTTCAACGAACCTTACGGAGTTCGGTGGAACGTATGAGCCTACGCTGCCGTCGTTTAGATAGTAATCAACACCAAGAACACGCTTGACACCGTTTACGTAAACATCAACCGTGTCAGGGCTGGCACCAGTCAAACTGTAGCGCAGTACTTTCTTCGCTTGTGCGTCTTCAACACCGTTGATCACCGTAAACGGCGAGTTGCGGCGGAACGTGTACTGCCGAAAATCCTTCGCAGTTTGGCGTTCGGCTGACAGTGTCAACGTTAGCGTGGCATCTGAAGATGGTACAAAGCCGAGGTTGTTGACAGGAACAGCAACGATGATTTGCTGCTTGGACCCCGTGCTTGTGTCGTACAGGGAATCTGCCTTGATGGATTGTACGGTAGTTGTCGTACTGCCGCGTGGGTACCAGTTTGACATTCCCGTTGGAGGGATACTCAGTACCGTTGAACCATCGCTCGTGTATCCTACTGGCGAGAGGCGACCCTCGCATCCGAGCGTAATGGTGCACCGATCCGGCGCAAAGTGCGTCAGATCGATCAGTTCATCTTTTTGTCGTGCGCAAACGCTGCACTTGAGGCTAACGTACTTTTTCATGGAGGGCTGTCATGTGAGACAGCCCTATTTACTGCTGGCCGGTTGTCTCTTTCCGGTACCTACGCAGAAGCACGTTCACGTCTGGACAACCAAAGGCATGCCCATTTTCGAAGTTCGTGACTTTGACGCATTCGCCTCCCGGCGTAACCGTCACGATCGGCAGGAGTTGGATCTCTTGATACTTTTGCGCGGCGAGAACCATGCCGCCAGAAATGAGGCCAACGATAATTGCCAGGATGAAGAGTTGAATGCTTGTCAGTGTGGTGTAACGCATTAAGGACCTTCAATCTTAAACAGTGTGGATCGTGGCACCCACTTTTTCCATGTTCCCTGATCTTCGTCTGCAGGCGTTACTTCGACGAGTTCTTGCACTTTGCCACCAGGCCCAGGGCGAGTCGCGCGGCGACCTGTGAGTTTGACCTCAGTGTCGCTCAAAACGAATTTGCTAAATAGGTCACTATCTTGTGGAGTTGTCATGACGGCTTACAATGCTTATGTGTATCTGGTGAAGAACAAGTATACGGGTGAATTTTACTACGGGTATCGGTCTGCGAACATACGTCTCAAGCGAAAACCCGAAGAGGATTTTTGGGTTCACTATAAGACATCGTCTAAAAATTTGAAGGCCCAAATAACTTCCACCCCAGAACGATTTGAATGGTTTATCGTCTTCGAAGGAACACCCGAAGAATGTTACTGGACAGAGCAGACTTTGATCAAAGAGAATTTTAAGGTTAAGGGGTGCCTAAACCGACATTACGCTGAACCGGGATCCATTCAGTTTTGGAAGGCTTCTCCAGGATCACAGCTAGGAGTACCTAAGTCTGAAGAGCATCGCGCAAAAATTAGCGCTGCAAAAACCGGAGTCCCATCCACGATTTCCAAGGAGGCGAAGGAGCGCAGAGGATTTGCAATCGCAAAATCTAATAGCAAGCGGAAAGGAATCCCACGACCTGATGTGGTGAAGCAACACTTAAAAGAAATCGGCATGAGCGCCGGTGCCTCAAACCCACGTGCCAAAACATGGACCTTACAATTCGAGAGTGGCGAGATCGTGAAGATGAAAGGAATCAAACCATGGTGTGTTGAACAAGGTTTGGTTCAGGCCACCCTCAAAAAGACCTTAGTCACTAACATGTTCTACAAGGGCTATCGCGTCCTTTCTATCACTTAACGGGACGAGAGGACCTTACGTTTCTTCGGGATGGGCGCAAGCTCGAGCTTCGGAATGTACGGGCAGTAGAAGAAACCAACATCGAGCTCTTGCGGCCCGCGCTTCTCCACAGTCGCCTTGATCCAAGGGATGGTGCCACCTTGAAGGCGGAGCATGTCGATGTAGCTGTCCACAGCTTCCTTCATGGACTGGATGGGGCATGGGGTATCGCCCCAAACCTTCGCTTCCATCTCTTCCAGCGGAATGGACGGCTGCTCTTCGACCGCCGGAGCTGGATCGTCAGCGTCACCTTCGCAACCGAACACGCCGATTCGAAGCCCACCTTCGTTGTCGATGCGCATGCGCTCTTGGCCCTGCGCACTGAAGATTTGCTGAGTGATGTTCACGTCGATCATCTCATGCAGGTCTACCCAACCGACGGTACCGTCGGCTCGTACTGCGCGCACCATGCCAGGACGGATCTCGTTCATGCTGCGAACACCGCGTCGAAGGTCTGGCGGACGGTGCGAAGCACGGCAAGAGTAGCGCGTGAGTCTTCGAGCGCGTTGTGAGCGCCACGATCGCCAAGACCACCGAGGATCTTAAACACCGCGTCAGACTTGTACTCGCCAATGCAGACGAAACTAATGCCGCTCGTGTCGACCACCACGTGGTGGAACTTCAATGACCCATCGAGCCCGAAGTCGCGGAAGAGTTGCATCGTGAAGTCGTTGTCAAAGGACACGTTGTGACCAGCAACTAGGATCTTAGAACCAGGAGCCCAGTACTTGAGAATCAGTTCCATCAAGTCAGCGAGCGCTTCTTCGCGTGGCACACCGTGCTCAGCCAAGTATTCACGGCTCTTGCCATGGATTTTCTCAGCCCCGTCGGTCCACTTGTACTTGCTGTCGTCGAAGCGCAACTCACGATAAAGCGCGTCTACTTCCTCGAACGTGGTGGTGTCAAACACAACCGCGCCGAACGTAATGCCTTGATAGTCAATTGAGCTATCACCGCCGAAGTTTGAGCCGGTAGTTTCCCAATCGATCAGAAGACCGTATTTTCCAGGGTGGGCTTTACTGTAGCCCTTTTGCCATGCCATTTTTGATTCCTTTTATGTGAGCAGCGCTTTTGCGACGCGAATCAGCACAGATATTGCCGTGCTTACGCAAGCCCATCCGACGTAGAGAGCGACGATCTTGTCGCCTACCTTCCACTCTTCAACGATGGCGTTGCTGATTCGTTCACCCAATAGAAAACGTAGAAGTCTCATCATACTGGTCGCCTCATTTTGAGGGTGTTCAAGTCCGTCGTCAAACGAACTAGACGTTCCTCAGTCTCTTTGATTTGCACATCGTCACGATTGAACTTGGCTGTGGTCCAAGCCGCCGTGGCCTCTTGCACTTGTCCTTCAAGCATCCCAATGTCGTGCTCAAGTCGTTCTTGCTTTGACATCGAGGCGTATTTTGCCGCCGCATCAAGCGCGTCTTGCGTTTGGTATGGGATCGAATTCATAGCTGCTTAATGAAGCCTTCGACTTGCGTCGCCCGGTCCACAATCGATTTTTCGGTGATGAAGAACCGTTTGACGCCCTTAAACGAACAGCGAACGCAGAAGTCTTCGATGCGCTCATAGACGACTTCAACGTCCTCTTGCTTCGCACGATGAGGATCATTCTCAAAGACAACGTGCGGCATCATTGGCAACAGAAGAGCCGCCTTGTACGTGTCAACCTGTGCCTGTTCGCAACGAACACTGTATCCAGTAAGCCACGCCAAACCAGTTTGCACATCAAGGCTGCCTGAGTCGATGAACTTGTAAATCCAAGTCGCAGTGTACGCGTAGATATCAGCGAACGTGCGCTCGGTCAGAACGACTTCATCGCTCTTTGCGAACGCAATGTCGTTCTTCAGCTTCTGGTTGAAGACCTCATCTTGGAAGGCCATCATGGTTCTTGGAGAATCCATCACGCGGTCTAGCGACCCCCAAGCAAACTGAGCCTGAACCGCCCGTGAGACACGAAACGCGTCTACTTTGTAGCCTCGTACTTGAAGCTCATTGAGCAGACTGGACTTGCCGCCGCCCTGGGCGCCGCTGAGACCGATGATCATCGTGGAATGTCCTTCAAAGGGAGGAGCTCCTTCAAATCACGAAGGAGCTCTTCACGAGAAAGATGACGAACCGCATGCAGCAAATCGTCCTCTTTGTACTCGGTAAATGCCCACTGAAGAACGTTGTCGTCTGTTCGTGAAATCACCACGTGCGTATCACCACGGACGAATTCTTCGCGGTTAAGGATCTCAAATTGAGAGAGGTATTCTGCCTTAAAGGCAGCAAGGTCAACGCCACGCTTCAGTTTTCTGATGCCAGCGCTGACAGTGTCAGTTCGGCCAGGTGTAGAGTTCGTGGCAGTAACGAGAACGAAGCGTCTCATAGTTCAACAGTCGTGGTGTAAAGTGGGCGACCTGAGTGGTTCAAAGCGGCTGCAACATACATCGGTACGCCGGGAACACCCTCAACCAGGAGTCGTCCGAGGTGCTTGACCTCATACCAACCTGGCTTTTCATCCGTGGTTTGTTCAAGTTGTTTGCACTGGGCAAACGTGAGTTTTGTGCTGAAGCACCGAAGATCGTAGTCAGCGGCTTCGTGCGATAGGAACATGGACCAATCTGTTGTCGACGTGTCAATGTCAGTCTCTTCTTTGAACTCTCGGACCATGGCTTCACGAAGCCATTCTTCACCCTCGACCTTGCCGCCAACTCCGTTCAGTAGACCCGCTTGCCATTTCGGCCGTTCTTTTCGGATCAGAAGAACCTTTGAATTGTCGGGGCTGAACGCGAACCCGAGAACGTACTTGACTACCTGTGCTTTCATTCATGAAATTGTAAACGGAGGGCTTTGTAACGCACTCTGACATTGGGTTCGCAACAACCCGCCGTACTAAATAAATATCGGTGAATCACTCCATCAGGATAACCAGAATGTCCAATGTGTCATTTAAGAAGTTCGTAAGCTTTGTCAACCTTGAAGGCGACGTTTCCGACGAACAGATCAATGAAATCTTCGGTCTCTTCAAGAACAACGACAAGGTTGAAAAGTTGAAGAAGGAACGCGAACGCCTCAAGGGCATGAGCGACAAGAAGAAGGCCGAGCTTGACCAAGCCTTGAAGGATTTCAAGGACGGTAAGAAGACCATGCCAAAGGGCGCTTTGTCTCACGATGTATGGGACGACGCGTTGAGTGGAGACGACAAGGCTGCGCTCGCACGCCATGACAAAGACATGGCTCGCCAAGCCGAGAAGGACAAGGCGGAGAAGGACAGCGGTCCGAAGAACCGGACTGGACGCAACTTCTACGAAGCCATTACGACAGTCAAGACTATCACCAAGCCTGCGTACTACCGTGAATCGGCGCTGACTGCAAAGTTCAAGGCCAAGCTTGAGAAGATTGCAGCCGAAAACGACGTGAACGTTGAGTACGGCAAGCCACGTTTTGATCAGAACGAGGGTGAAAAGTTCGTGAACGTCAAGCTCACAGGTACTCGTGCTGCAATCAAGATTGTGGCGCAGAAGGCTCCACTCGTCATGAATGACGACAGTCTGAACGAAGGCAGTGACGCGACGATCAAGGCAATCAAGCTGAAGATCGACCCAGATATGACGGATGCCGAGATCTGGAACTTCATTGAGAACCAAGATGAAGTAACGATTGAGGACTTCGAAAAGAAGGGTGATACGTTGTATCTGTACCCGTACATTGACATCGAAGTCAACCACCCGAAGCTGAAGGGTATGCAGCAGCGTTTGCAACGCATGATCTGACAGGGCTCACCTGAAACGCACGAGGGACCTCAAGGTCCCTCGTTTGGTATGCGCTGCACACTACGTGATCAAGTGCACTCGGCCTCACCGGTGTCGCCGAAATGAAAAGAGGGCCCGTAGGCCCTCTTTGTGGATCAGAAGTTGCTTATGAGTAGATGAAGATTTGGAACTCTACCCAACCACGACGAATTTGAATGGCGGCGAATTCAGCGGTCAGTGTTGCGATCTTCAGCATTTCGAGCTCCTGAGATGTAAGCTGCCATGGCGGCGAGACGATCTTCGTAGACTGGGAACAGCGCGCTCCAACTGAAGCGAGGACTACTTGGATCGAACGTTTTGCTCTGATAGACGAAAGGTTGGTACATGTAGAAATCATATGGTTGGTACATGTAGAAATCATATACCACCCTCAGGATTATGTTCAACTTTTCTGTAACGATGTAACGAAGTTACGACATGCCAGAAATCTCTGGACCGTCGTAATCTTTGAAGATATCGACGAGCTGTTCCAGGCGTTTGCCGCCACGTACCCCTTTCGCGATCTCGCCTTCAGGAATAGGCGGATTCGCGGCTTCAACAATTGGCGCACCGTAGAACAAAGCCGCCACTGGGTCTGGCTGTTTGGACAGCCAGATGTCGACGGTGTCCACGAACGACCGCAGCACAGGGCCAGTAGGGCGACGATCTTCTGGAATCTTGGCGAGCTGTTCCTCAGTCAAGATGCGTTCTTCCTTCACACGACGAGCAAAGGTGCCACGCTTGAAGAAAGCAGGGTAGTCGTTGAAGTTCACACCCTTCTCTTTCCACATCAGCTCCTGCATCTCAGCACCACTTCGCGCCTGGAGGTACTTGTGCGAGAACATAGATTGGGCGGCCATACTGATGGCGTTCTTCGTGCAGTCCTGCTGACGCCACAGAACGGCATGGTAGGCCTCTTGGACTGTCGGTACGACAAATGCGCGGCAGTCGAAGTACGGCACTTGATCAGCCTTCTCTGGCAGGTAGAAGTTCAGGTGCTTGTTAAAGTACGCAGAGCAAAAGCCAGCGAGCAGAGACTCTAGTTTCTGGAATCGACCAGAGAACGGTAGCTCGACAGTTGAATCGGGAGTTGTAAGCCACACCAATGTGATTTCGTCGGACTGGACGTAGCCAATGTTCGCGTTGAAGCGATCGACCAGTGCCTTCATCGTGTCGATCATCAGATCAGACAGACGCGTGTCGAATGGGCGCTTGAGCCCCTTGGTGAAAGTGTGGAATGACTTGCCGTCAAGACGTGCGACAAGTGGTTGCCCCTTGAATGCCCTTCGAGACGTAGAAGGCTCTTCATACATTTTCATACGAGTACCAAGAGCATCTTTTGCATACTTATCCATCATGTACCTCTGAATAGTGGCTTCCCCAGTTCTTATGAGCAATTCGGTGACATCCTCTGCATAGAGTCTGCCCCTCGGCTTCCACGAGAATTGGGTGATCAGCTAGCCAATCAATTAGTTCATCGCCGACCAAAGTTGTTATTTCAAGCAGTCGTTTCAACAGGACTGAAAATGGAATAGTGTGATGAGCATCGAGTTGTTTGGTGCTTCCGCATTTAACACATTTCCATTGATCGCGCTCGTAAATCATCTTATGCCAGTTGTGGCGCTTATAGACAGCGCTTTTCACTTGTGCATTTAAAGACCTTGACCCGCCCTTCCAAGCCGTTGCATTTTCACCAAACTTTCCCTTTCGAGAGTTTGACATTTTCGCGCGAGTTTCGGCAGTGTGTGACAACCCAAACATTGGATTGCCTTCACCACATAACTTCTCGCTTACAACTTTTCTGGACTCCTTGAACTTGTCAGAGTGCTTCATTGCATTCCGCAGTTTTTCTTGGAGGTGAGGTTGAGACCAAAAACCCTTTTGGTTTTGTGGTCTAGGAACGAGCTTGAATTTGCATCCTGCGCAAATGTACTTGCCGTTATTACGTTCCTTATTCGAAAGGAATGATTTTTCCTTGATTTCCTTCTGCTTCCCGCAGATGTCGCATGATGCTAGCATAGCATCCTCCTTCAACGTTGCATTGAAGGTATTTAGATCGATCGCCTAAAACTGTCATGGTCTCGTACTCCGAGAAGTGAATAGGGCCCTCTCATCGAGGGACTTCAAACGACGCCTCATCAGCGTCATACGACTATTTAATCACTATCGTGGGCGTGAAGCGACTTGCGTTCAGGTTGAACGTTGCATCGCCTTATTGACGTCACGCAATGTGTTGAACGCCTGCTGCGTTACTTGGTGGTCAACTTCAGTGTCAACGTGCTTACGCCAGAAGAACGTAGCAACGGAGAACATGTGCAATGAGAGCTCATTGATGATGTAGATCTCGAAACCATTCGTGCTGAGTTCTGGCTCAACGTCTCGAGTCCAATCATCGAGTCGATTTGCGAGTTGGAGAGGTAGTGACCCAAGCGCCTTGATAGACACTTGAAGGTCTTTCAACTCAAGCTCTTGAGATGGCGTCTCAGTTTCGTACCGCTGAGTGTAGAAATCGTAAGCATCAAGCAGCTTATCAAGCTGCTGATTGACGGTGAGCGCCGCGTCTGCCGCGTTTTTGATCAGTGTTAGACGTGCGTGAGCGAGCATAGGCTCTCCATAAGAGTAGCCTATTTACTGCGCGCATCTAGATGTTCAGGCGAATCACTACCTTCAGATGAAATGATCGTCGCTTGGGTCAAGATCGTACCCACCACCAGGATCCGCTTGCGCCTCGGTGTTGATCACGATGTCGTTGAATCGGAACACCCCATCGGTGCAACTGACCAACACGCCGCACGGTGCGTCGATCACTGTGCCATGCTCTTCACCTTCTGGGTTTTCAACGAGCTCGATTGGAATGGCGCCAAAGTAGAACTCTTGAACAGGGTACTCCACATCGTTCTGGTCGGTGAAATACCCTTGAGCATCGCTGTCGATTGCGGCCGCCCAAATCAAGCGATCATTCAACGGCACTGGCATGTCAGTGCTGAACTCCATCGAGCGATCGAGAACGTCTTGCCAGCTCTCGTCCAGTACGAAACTTGGGTCACCAATGAAGTATTTGCCTGGTGGCAGCAAGTGTGTGGTGCTGATCATGGTGATGCCTGTTCTTGTTCGCTGATCACTGGGCCGAACACTGAAGCCACGATCGCGCGACATGCCGCAACACAGTGCGTCGGTCCTTGGAAGCCAACTGAAACCGACGGGTGGAACGCCGTGACTTTGAGATCTGGTGGGCAGCCGTCGTTGTGGTTGACAGTGAAACCAATTCCAACGTTGTCGATGTAGTCCCCCAAAGCCGCCCAAGATTGGGAGAACCTCGGAACATCGTCGAACGCGGCTGGCGCAATCGGATCGGTCATGCGGCACTTGAGCCAACCATTCCAGTTCTTCTCGGATTCGTGGAGCTTCGTGGCCTTGTGACCGGGGATCAGACATCGTGCGCCAATCGGCCATCGTGCCTTGTGTTTGCTGTCTCGGTACTGGTCGAAGCTGTCACCAGATCTGTCACACGCGTTCTTGGCCCAGACCCAACCCAAGCACAAAGCGGTGAAGTAATCCAGCTTGCGTCCCTCGAGCGTGCTTACGTTGATTTGCGTTGTCATTTGTTTACTCGCCCGTAGAAAGGAACGTAATGGCGAACAGTGTCTTCGACGTCCAATGTCCGCGATTCGGCATCTGGATCGAAAGAAGCGGCGGGGTCGTCTTCATCGCCTTGGCAACTGAAACAACCAGCAGACTTGTGCTTGACGGGGTCATGCTCGAACTTGTCCAACGGCGTGACCGTCACGGCAGATTCCATGATGTACACAGTTGCGTTGCAGAAGTTGATGGTGCACAGGGCCTGCCTGATCGCTTCAGCCAGAGTGTCGTTATCGACTTCCAGATCAACGTCCAGATCAATCTTGAATGAGGGCATATAGAACTCCTTACTTCTGTATTGATAAGAACCGGCGACAATCGGTGTCGCCGTTCAGATCACGAGTTGGCCATCGAGTACAGACCCATACGGCGCCATGTTTCGGGCTTCGATTCACGTGCTTTGATGACGTTCACGAGAGAGCGAAGGTTGAGTTCCTGAACCATCGGGTTGTAGGCATTTTCAGCCACGAACTCGAGAGCTTCCAGCTTGTGGCTCATTTCGAACTCGGGCATGAATTCTGGCGAGATCACGATAGCACGCATACGCTCCACGATTTCGTCGCGAGTCATGCCGACGTCAGCACACATGGCGCGCGAACGAATGGCTTGAGGGATCTTGCTCTTTGGCATGTTCGAGATGAAGATCACGCCACCCTCGAAGTTGAAGCGCTTCGGCAGGTCTTCGTCACCACCCCAACCTTCGGCGTTCCAAGTCACGACACGTTCGTCGTAACTGTCCAGCGCAGCCTTCAGAATGTTCACGGCGGTAGGATCCTTGAGAACGTTGTCGCAATCGTCGAAGATGATGATTTGATTGCGGTTCTCGTACAGTGTGCGGTACAGACCCTTGGGAGTAGAGTACCCCTTGACGACGATGTAACCCTTGGCACCGCCGAACTTGGCGCCAATTTCCATCTTCGAGATGTCTTGCAAACCAGAAGCACGCAACGACTTCATCACTGTGTGCGTCTTACCAAGACCACCTTCGCCAGTCACCAGAGTTGACGCCAGACGACGGTGTGCGACCATATCGACATAGTCTTCCATGATCGCGAATCGCTCGTTGATAGGGAATTCCTTCTCGACGGTTTGCACGTCGCCGGCAACAGTGTGGCCGGATTCATCAGTGATTTCGTCGACGAATTCGATTTTGGTGATGCCAGCGTTCTTGGCCTTGATGCTCAAGCCGCCTTCAATTACTTTGCGCAGGTAGTCGGCACCACCAACGCGATCACGATTCGAGGCCAGAACCTTGCCTTGATAAACAGCTTCCCAGCGTTCAGCAGATTCGTTGTATCGGCCTTGGCACGTTTTGCTCATGATTCGTTTCCTTGGAGAGGGGATGTTCATCGGGTAGGTGAACTATAACCCGATTTCCACAAAAACACGAAGAAAACTGTAACCGTCCACTGGAAAACTGTAACGATCGTAACTCAAAAACTGACTTTCTTGATTGGGCACCATTGGGACTCGCTCGAGATATACGAGCGCTTTCCATTCGGTGTGAGCAACCAAATCCAACGACCTGGGTGCTTCGGCGAGACACGATTGCCTTCGCCATCAGTGATGACTACTACGCAATCAGGATAGCGGCCTACTTCTTTCTCGAGTTCTCGGCAACGGTGCTCGATGATGTTGAAGTACGTTCCACCACCGACCGAGATCTTATGGCCAGTTTGGACTTCAGTTACGCGAGTGTCGAAGATGTGTTGGCGCAGTTCAAACAGTTCCGGCTCGGCTTCGAAAGCTCCAGCGACTCGCATGAACTCGTTGAAGTACGACATGCAAGAGCCAGACACGTCGAAGAAAGTCGCAATCAAGAGTTTCTTCTTCGGCTTCGTCTGATGTAGCTTTCCTGGCAGAATGTAGTGGCTACCAAGAGTGCCGTATCGACGATCTTGTCGAGCGAATGAGGCGATTACTTTCTCATCGCGTCCGCCCTTTGCTGTGCGCTTGAGCTTGGCGACCAACGCGTTGAAATCGAGATGCGAAGGCTCCATTGCTTCAAGAACAACGGTGAATGGCGAGTTGTCTACTCCAGCGCCCCAGCTCTTCTCAGTAGAAGCGATCAGCTTTTGGAGTTCGTCCCATGACAAATCTTGAGCCAACTTACCGGCTATGTTGTCGATGGCGTCTTCATCGCTGTACCCAGAGTCACCGTCACCTTGACTGTCGCTGCGATGGTCATCAAAGGTGACGGTGATTGGATCTTCACCATGCTCAATGAGCTTAGTAAGGTAGTACGTGAAGCTCATGTGGCGTTCGACGCTCTGCCAATCCTTGAAGCACGTGTCAATCCAGCAGTATTTCTGCCAGCCAATCAAGCGATTGCGATCGTAGTCGAACATGTCACGAATGATCTCGTTGATCGTGATATCTTGCGCGATGTTGACTAGACGTGAAGTAGCGCCAGGGACATGACGTGCGTCCCGGATGCCATGATCAAGGATGACATGTAGACATTCATGCGCAATCACAAACAGCTTGCCGTCGTCATCCAGTGCATCCCAGAACTTGCGGTTGATGACCATGCGAGGGGTGCCGCGTGGAGGGAAGAAGATGGCAGCGGTGTTGACACCTGATTTTGGTGAAGACCACTCGATTGAAGACAATTCCCAGAACGTCGAGAAAATCTTGTGGAGTTCCTCGACCATCAAGGCAACGTTGAGTTTCTCCTGACGTGTCCACATCAGGTCAACTTCAGTCTCCATTGTGTTGCGGCGTGGAATGCTCATGTTAGGCCCACTTTGCTGGCACGATCTTATGCAGATACATGTGATTGGACATCTTGGCTCGCTGCTTCTGATCCCAGATGAGCTTGTCATCAGCGTCAGCAGACACGAGTGCCAGTAGACAGTTCATGAGGTTGGTGTAGCTTCCATTCGTGGTTTTCGAAGCTTTCTCCATCACGGCTTTCTCTCCAGCCGAGTACACTTGCCAGAGGTGGGACGCGAAGTTTGACCATCCAGTTGGTTTGGTGCGAATGCAAGATTTCATGGTTTGCTGGAGCGACCCACCATTCTTGAAAAACAGCGCGAACTCGGTGCTGTTCACCATCTCGGTGTAGGCAATTGTTCCAGCGACTTTCTTCTTGTTCAGGAGTTCCTTCAGCAAGTCTTCGAATGTCATGACGACTTCTTTACCAGCTTCTACAACGTTCGCCACAGGTGCGATGACTTGCACGAATTCCGCTGGAACGACGTGTTGGTACATCCTGAAGAACGCAAGAGCTTGCTTGTCTTTGATTTTGACGAGCTCAAGCAACTTTGTCGTGTTGTTGCCCTTCTTCAAGAATGCAGCAGCGTCTTCGTCGTTTGTGATGGCGTCCATTTGTTCATGGAACGGCTGCATTTTGAGTGCTTTGCGCAGCGCAGCGACTGGAGCATCATCAGGCAGATAGTCACCAAGTGGATCACCATCGTGATAAGCCTCGGCCAGATAGTCTAAGCGGCGAGGAGAGACTTTGTTCTTGACTGTGGGATTCAGAGTTCGCCACCAGCTGCAGAAGACTTGGCCGGTTTCAGGGTACTTCTTACTGAAGTACTCGTCATCAACGTCGTATGGAATTCGCAGTTGGACTTGGAAACGATCACGAAGGGCGCGATCGAGTTCCTCGACCTTGTAGTCGCCATTGTCGTCAGCTGGGTTGATAGCAGCCCAGACCGCACGCAGCTTCGGAAATTTGAAACCGTTGATGGACTTGAACTGGATGAGTTCCATCACGGCGTCGAGAACTTTTGGAGAAGCACGGTTGAGTTCGTCGAAGAAGATGATCTCGACGTCTGCGTCAAGCACCCATTCCGGACGAACTAACGTCAAGACATGTGCACCGTGCTTTTCAGAGAAAACGTCTCGTGGGGCGCCGACGAGGTCAATCCATGGATCGAGGGTAGGTGCTGAGAAGTACTTGTACTTCAGCGAGCCGAACGATTCCAGAATTGCACTGGATTTGCCGACACCAGCGTGGCCTTCGAGGAGGACGTTACGGCCACGTTCGGCGTACGTTCTCAGGCGATCGATGTTGATGAGGGACATGTGTACTCCGGTGAATATGGTGAAATCCTATCACCGAATTCGTAACGTGTACACATGTCATCTGTAACAAATCAGCGATGTTCCTTCTTACCGGTCGACTCTGGCGGAACACCATGATCAAACATCTGCTTCGACAACCGAAGAATCGCCACTTTTTGTAATCCTGATCTTGAATATCAGACACTATTACATTTTGGCAAAGTTACAATCACACATGCGCCGTCCAACTCTGTGAGGACGGCAATGAACGAAAAACTTTCTCTACCACCAGCTTTAGACGCCGTTGCAGATCATTGGCGTCAGTATATCCAATCCGTAGATCTTCAGGTGTCGGACGATTTTTCCAGACACGTTGTTGGGTCATACAGCATTTACCATATCACGTTCACCTTTTTGAAGGATGAACCGATTGTGGTGCATTATGCTGGCATGACGCAAAACCCGAAGACGCGACGCGACCAACACAAGAGCTAGCTCAAGTGTTGCAAGTCAACGACCCGCACAGGAAAAAGCAAACTGTACTGTGAGAAGTACTTTGAAGGGGTGTCTCGAATCGACATGCACTTCAAGGTCATTGAAAGCGGGTTTTTAACCACTGATCATGCCAAGAATGCAGAGAAGGCGCTATCAGATGAACTGACGCGCCTTTATGGAAAAGAGGCGGTTTTGACGTCGCCTCGAAAGAACACTGAACCAAAGGAGCCCAAGGCCCCTAAAGTCAAGTGTTCTTCATCGTCACCGAATGATTGTAGTGCTCGATCGCGTCGAGCATCGCGATCTTCAGTTGTGACTGCGTAAGCGTGTACGTAGGCTCTCCACCGTGCGCACTATGCGGATGGGTGCTTTGAGTCGCGTACTTGAACGCCTCATCGATCGCGCTCACATCAGATGGGCTGATGAGTTCGGTGATCACGTGCAGTGCTTTGTCCAGATCATTGCGCAGCAACGTGGCCTGAATCGAGTATGATGCGATGTCCTTCTTGAGGATCTCGTTCATCTCAATGGTATCAAGATGCGCGATTGACAGTTCCACGAGCTCGGACTCGAGGGCTGGAACTAGCTCATTGACGGTTTCTGGAGGTTCAAAGACAATGGTGCCCGTCCTGCCTGCCACTTGAACCTTACCAAGCGTGTCCAGAACCATGAACAGCATGTCCTGAAGCAGTTCGACAGTGGCGTCACCATTGCCGCTCGCTCGCGAACTCAGAGTTTTTCGGCTCATTCGTCGTCCTCGTCGAATTCGTCGTCATCAGAACACACCCATCCAATCGACAGCTGGACACCGGGTTTGTTCAGTAGATTCAGAAGCATTTCGGTTTCTTGAACAGTGAGATCATTCGGATCCACAGGCCCAAACCGGTCAAGAAACAACTCGACCTCGTTCATGCCGTTGAACCCTGGCCCACGGAACTGAATGTCACCGCGAGTTGCTTTGGTCACCACCAGATATTCATTCACCGTGGGGTTCAGGTACACTTGACCTGGCACGATGATAGGGGTGCGTTTCATTTATGTTGTCTCCGGATACAGTGAAACAAAAGCGAGTAAGGCCATTCTAGAGTAGCCTTACTCGCTAGTACAACCCGGAGTTTGGGTTGCTGTACTCAGGTTAAGTACGTGTTGCGGTCCAGTTCACAGTGAAGGTACCAGAAGACTGGACGGTCTTCGTAGCAACATCACGGATTGTGGCCTTGAACACCAACGTCGTATTTGCCGAAGTGCTTGCTTGCTTGAGCCAGATCTGACGACCGAACTCGCGCGAAGTGCCAAGGTTGTACCATGTACCGACAGCTGTCGAACCAGTCGTCACGACCTTAGAAGCATCGCTCTGATCTGAAGTACCGCTCACCACCTCAAACTTGACTTCGTACGCGCCAGCTTGTGCGGCAGAGATTGGCTTGCCAATGTACCAGTTGCCAGCTGTGTTGTCGACCACTGTTGTGGCAGAAGCGCCAGCTCCCGAGTTCGCCTTGATCGTGTAAATGTAGCCGTCGTTGCGGAAACCAATACCACTGAGCTTGAGACCAGCATCCACGGTTTCGGCTGTAGAGACTGTGAGTGTGACGTCACCAGTGATACCGATTGTAGGCGAAGGAGTCGAAGGCGATGTTGGTTGTGTAGTCGACGATGACGTTGTACCAGAACCAAACCATGCTGAACCGTTTACTTGGTCGGCTGACTGGTACGTGAGTGGTTTTGGATATACGCGCTTGGTGCCGTTGTCATACAGCTCGTTGTCAGTGATCAAGTTCCACGCGACACTGATTGTGCCAGTTGTGGCGCCACCAGCCCTGACGTCAAGGTGGAATCGAACTTGACCAGGCGACACGAGTTGACCGCGCAGAACCAAGGAAGCTGTACCAACGGTAGCGCTTGCAAGCGTCACACCCGAGACCGTGCATGCACCGTAACCACCATCACTACGGACTTGCGTCATCGCAGGAATAGTGCTGTTGTCCATGACATACACCGCGTCTTGTGTGATGCGGAAGCGACCAAACTGAGAGCAGAGGCTCGCGAAGTTCGTATCAGCGGCAGTCTTTGCAGGCGGCGTGCTTGGGTTTGAACGAACGATTACTTCAACCGCTTGACCGGCAGTAAAGAAGCGTTGTTGGTCGACGTCCGTCACGTCAAAGTTGAACGCGATGGTTTGTGTCACGGCGTTCGTGAACATCGATCCTGCCGCACTTGCGGTAAATGACACGTGTTCAGAGACTGCAACGTTGCTGCTGAAGTTCTTGTTTACACCAGACGTTCCTTGCATGCCCTTCAGCATGTAACGATTCAACTGCGTTGCAGACAGAACGTTCAAGGTTTCCTGATACAGTCGAGAGAGCGTTACGTGCCCGATTGGACGGTGACGGTTCAACTGACGACGATCAGAAGGCTTCATGGAAGCCATGTCTGGGTTGGCGACAGGGTTGATATCGAGCAAGAACTGCGGAGGCAGACGACCGTCTTGAACAAACGGCAAATCGCTTACGTCATCGGTGATGCCAACTGGAAGCTCAAGACGATTAGCGGCGTACTTCACAGCGGCCAACAGACGATCCCAGTCGTTCGAGTTAACATCAACCTTAAGCTTGTTCAACAGACCTTCGTCGTAAACAACAGCTTGATCGTGCGGAATAAAATTCTTCCATGCAAGCTGAATACTTGCGTCAAGCGAGTTCAGCGCGGGCAATTGAATCATGGCGCTCTTACCGATGGCGCCACTTCCGCCAAAGGCTGAGGTGTCACCGATCAGTTGCGACAGCATTTGAAGCACGTAGTCGTATTCTTCACGACCTGCTGCTACACCGATTGGCGGGTAGATTTGTTCCCAACCACCAATTGCACCAGACGCCAACACAGCTGGAACGCAAGTCGTCTTGCGCAGATCGAGCGCTTCACTGAAGATAACTGCGCCAGAAATACCCGGTGGGCTCTGATCATCTTGCTTAGCTACCTGAATAGTACCAATGACGTGCATGTCAGCACTCGGCTCGAACACGACCCACGCGCTGTTGTCGTCGTATTGCCATGTACCGTCTGCCAACTGACGAACGCTGAAGAAGCCTGTCGATGGAGACGTTGTGGTTACGAGAGTTCCAGTTCGATCCCACACAATGAAACCATCTGTGTTAGGGAACTGGGTATACAGCGCGCCACGTGGGACTGAGGTCGCAGTTCCATTGATCAGAATCGTGCCATCAGCGTCGACAAGTGTACCGCTCGACAGCGAGCAGATGTATGCTTCACTGTAGTTTTGGGTCGTGAACGTGCTGTAGTTCAGCTTGATGCCAAGTGTCGTGCTCGCTGCTGGGAAATACCCGGCTGTGGCGGCGTTCCAATCTTTCTGTGGATAACGGCCAACACCCGTATAAGTGTACATCACACCAGACGTGGAACCAGTACGCTGGAACCATGTGTCACCGAGAACAGGAGGTGATGGAGCTGGGTCACCAACGTTGGTAACCTGCATACCATTCAGTGAGCGCCACACAATGGTTGATGGTGCTGTTGCCGCGCAAACCTTCAAGATACCCGAAGTCGTGTCATACCAAGTTTGGCCAACTGTTGCGTTGTCCGGTGCAAATGGACCTGCAAAGTTTTCCAGCATCTGCATCATGTTTTCTTGCTGGACTTTACCGTAGTTCGCCGCACCCTTACCAGTGAATTTGATAGAGGCTGCGTTTGTGACTACTGATCCCGCAGGAACGCTGATAGGAGATTGCTTTTGTGTGTACGGAAGCGCTGGGGTGCGCCAATTCAAAGAATACGGCATTTCTGTTCTCCGTCGGCTGGTGTCTAAATAACCCGTCAGGCCGACTTTCAATTGACGGGATCGGTCTATTTAGATGCAGATGGAGCGAGGATCATGCGCAAAACCGCAGTGACCGAGTTGCTCGATACGGGCTCTGCGATCGTGTGGTCGAAGTATTCGACCAGCCGCTGCCAACGCCGGCCAGAAAGCGCGCACGCCGTTAAGTCAGGCCGCGTGGGTCGTTGGCTTTCTGCGCCAGCAATACTTCGACTCGCTGCAGAGCCGTTTGCAATGGCAGAACGTACAGCGGCTTGCCGCGTGCCATGTGCATCTTCTCGAGCAAGAGATTCTTAACCTCAAGCAGCTGGTTCATTGTCATGTTCGGCCAGAGTGCTGGTGACGGGATCTCGTTGCGTGGCGTGTCAACCCAATAATCAGACATTGCGCTCTCCTTTGTAGTGTACAAAGATACTTATAGCAGACCGCCGACGCTAAATACCACATCACAAACCATAACAGAAGAAACATCGTATGGATCTTCACAAGGCAATCATCGCTGAGAACGAACACGTTCCAAGCGCACCTAGTCACACCACTATGCTCGTCGACTTGACGCTGCAAGAAATCGTGAATGCTGGCAAGGTCACCAATCCATACCAACTCTTTGTTTTGGGTCACCTCTCGCAGTTCTTCAAGAACGGTCTCAAGTCTGCAGACCTTCACCTTGAGGCACCAATCTCATTCAATACCGACGCAACGTCGACCGAAGTGAAAGAGGCGATGAAATCGCTCTCTGACGCTGAGCATGTAAAGCTTGCACAGTATCTCCTTGACTGCATCGCCGCTGGCGAATGCATGCTGTATGACAAGGAAGCAAGCATCGCTCAGTGGACAAACTTCGTACTCCAAAAGCAGTGAAACTGCATTACACCTCCTCTCCAGCGGCGCATTGTGTCGACGCTGTTCTTGAGTGCATCACGGACGCTTTCCTACTTATAGGTGTTCGCCATCGCGCGGCACAACAAATGTCTAACGCCCCTCTGATGTCATCAATCCCACCGCGTGGAGGCCACCACCTCCGCACTTAGCCAACACACCCAGTCCTGTAGGAGGATCACATGGGTCGTAAGCTCGCCAACTCTCGTCAGAAGTACCCTCAACCAATCAACGAAGAAAGCTCAAAAGTCATTCGCCTAAAGTTTCAACCACAGCCAAAGACGACAGCTCAAGCACTCTACCTCGAGTCGCTGAATGAGTCGCCACTCACGATTGGTACTGGCCCCGCCGGTTCCGGTAAGTCCTTCTTGGCCATGGCAGCCGGTATCGAGAAACTACTCTCGAACGAAGTGTCAAAAATTGTTCTGACTCGCCCTATCTGCGAGGCAGGCGAAAACCTCGGCTTCTTGCCGGGTACGTTTGAAGAAAAGATCAGCCCGTATCTCCGCCCATTGCTCGACGCAATGGAAGAACTTGTTGGTGTCACCATGGCCAAGAAGCTTCTTGAGACTGGGAAGATTGAGTTCGCTCCACTCGCCTACATGCGAGGCCGAACCTTCAACAACTGCTACGTCATTCTCGACGAAGCACAAAACACCACGCCAGTCCAGATGAAGCTCTTTGTTACCCGTGCAGGTAACTACAGCACGTTTGTTGTGAACGGTGACGCGTCACAGTGCGACTTGGACCCACGCGATTTGGCCAAGTTCGGTGGTGAGAACGGTCTGACATGGCTGAGCCGCCGCCTGCGTGGTCGCTCGAACATGGTGAACGTCATTGACTTCGGTCACGGCGATATTCAACGTTCTGAGCTGGTCAGCGAACTGTTGACTTTCTTGGACGGTCCTGAAGATCGTCCTGCTCGCGAGGACCGTCCGTTCCGTCGGACCGCCTGATGAGGCCCGGCTCACACGAGCCGGTTAAGCTAATGAGCTAAACAAAAGAGGGACCCTAGGGTCCCTCAAGTGTTTCTGGTGAGTCGCAATATGGCTCTCAGAATTGGCACTTAGCCGATCTGTGGAGAATGGACGGCGCAATGACGTCGTAGTTCGGCGCCAAGAAGACGAGCTGGCCACTGAACACAAACTGATCTCGCTCTAGCACGCTTTCGTAAGTGATGGTGCTGCCATCGATTGCGGCACGCAGCATGTTCTTCATGCTGAGACTCTCACCATCGATTCTGCTGAACAGCCGTGACGCGTCAAGCACTACGGTTTTGTCTTTGTTCTTTTTGAGGAAGTCAAAGAACCCCTTCGGACCGTACAGCACGTGATTGTTGGACGATGCGCCGAATTCCGTAAACGAAACGAGTTCGGCGCCTGGGAGTTCACGCTCCAAAATGTCAAAGCGGCACGGCTGGCCAGCGATGACGAGCGATTTGACGGTGCCGTTCCGCACCATATCCATGTACACGGCGAACTTACTCATTTTTCCTCTACAGTTGTGTTGCGTGACAAATTCTACAACAACGTGTAAAGGGGCGTAAAATGAGAATTGTAACCGGTCAGGGAGTTGTAACGGTTATGTCCAGAGGTAGTGGCGGTTCTTTACCACGAATGTCAACCGCTCGTTTATCTGTTCGTCATGTTCGTGCATTAGGCGAAAGCACTCCTCTGATGGTTGGCCAGAGACGTGAGCCGCCAAGAACAGATTGTCGCCTGTAACCTTCAGGCCACCATTGCGATACCACTCGAGGATGTCAAGCAGGCGTGCGAAGATGGCGTACTTCTCTGGGTCCATGTCATCTTGCCGCTCACGTAGCAGTTCACGATGGCGTTCAAGAGTAGGCCGCTTCTCATACTGCCCGTTGTGAAACGGTTGCTCGCCGTCAAAGAAGTCGCTGAGGAGCTGCATGATAGCTTCTTCCATACGGATGTCAGTGTCATGCCAAGAGCGAGTAATGCCCTTCAACTTGACAATGTTCCATGGAAAGAAGAAGTCTCGAACAGGGTAATACACCTTGTCGATTTGTCGAGAGATGCTGAGCTTGAGCTCAAAACGCGCCAGATAGCGGGTTAGATCATTCTTGGAGAACAGAGCCTTGAGGGTCATACGTGTTTATTGAGCAGTTTGTCTTTCAGACTTTGCAAATACTCAGCGTCCATCTTGTACGCTTTCGCCAATGCTTCGTCATCCTCAGCGATGGCCTTGGTCGCCTTAAGTTGCGACCGTGTAATGCACGCGCTGATACAGCCGAAAAGGTTTTCGGCGTCTGTATCATTCAACGTGAAATTGAATTCAATCATGCTACAACCTCCAAGCCCCAGTCCTCTTCGAGGTGGTGCTTCACATAGTATTCCATGTAGTCGATTTCCTGATTACGGAAAGCGCGCATCACCAAACCAAACAGCTCATGTTCCTTGAAAGCAAGAGCCATGTCCTTTGCCGTACGGCCAAGACCGCGACCATTTGCAGCGTGCAATTCAACAGCGTTTTGGATCGCATTGATCTTGCCCATGATGTGTCGCTCGACTTGCAGAATCGGCTCAATTGACCGACCAACCATAGCGAACGCGCCCTTCAAGTCGTCAGACTGATCAGCACATACCGTGCGAGCAATATCACGCCAACGAGTAAACGTCACTGAGTGATGCAGCTCACAGTACCACTTGGTCTTGACCTTGAACATCTCGCCAGAAGCGAGCTGTACGATCCAGCCTTCAATTCCTTCTGTTGTTTCAGCAGCATGCTTGAGCGCACCCCAATCTACGACACCATCACGCATTTCGGAACGACCAATAAACTGACTTGCCAGATTCTCGACCATTGGGCATGGTGGTGCCAGGAACTTGAGTTCCTTTTCAGTCAAGTACCGACCAGTGTCGTTTTCACGCACATGTAGCAGCGTCAGCTCGTCCTTCTCATAGCGCACCACGATTGGGAAACGAGGCGACGTGACTTCGAACGTTGGCGTCAAGCCAGCATCGAGCAGGTTCGAGATCCACAGCACGAAGCCTGGATCCTTGCGAGCGATCTCGTCTGCAAGCGCAGCTTCAGGCGTCTCGAAGGACTTCTTGGTCTTGAACTTGAAGCGACCAGCGATCTTGTCTTTCCAACCTACGATCTTTACTGGCGTCACCATGGAACCGTCACGCTTCTCCATGACACGCACCACTTGAAACCAGTCGATAGATTCTGGCTGAGTTTCAGTGCGTTCACCAATGTTGAAGAACTTGTGCAGAGTGCGTGCGCTGATCTTTCCGTTCTCATCAAACGTGATACCGCGGCACTCGCGTTCGTAAGCTTCATGCGAGCCAGCGAACGTGTCCTCGTCTTGCACCATGTAACAAACCACAGTATGGCCTGTGACTTCACATGGCTTAACACGGATCTGCTTGTTGTCTTGAATGAAAGGCAACAGATCGTTCAGATGCGTGATGTGTGGAAATTTGGACATGTGATGACTCCTTCAAACAGCATCGTATCGCCACCACGATCCCGCACCCGTTTAGTATCGGGTTCAGGATACAAGAACGGGGCTCCCATTTCTGAGAGCCCGCTATCTGTCAACTAATGCCTGTATTTTCGCTTATGCGAAAAATTTCATGCCAATCGTAAACAACACGTTGAAAACGGTTGCGGCGGCAATCGCCATACGAAGTTGCTTGATCTGACGATCTTGCTTTTCGTTGATGCCGTCAAGGTCGCTCTTTGTTACTGCGTTGTCAGAAAGAATCTTCATGTGGTTTCTCCTTAGTATCGTACCAATGCACTGAAGAGCGCATTTGGCGTAAAGCGCCAGCCATTCTTAAAGCCAAGTGCTTCAGCAGCCGCTTCGCTACAGAAGTAGCGATTCTTCTCGCCAGGAATCAACCTGACAATGAATCCAGCAAGCCCAAGAAAATCGTACTTCTTGCCAAGACGCGCCTCAAACCAATTGATGGCGAAGTCATGATCTGCATTGACTTCAACATCGGCGCCGGTCTGGCCTTGTGTTCCGATGCGGTGCCAGGAACTTCCAATGTAGACGTGCATGCCCATGACGGCTTCGTCTGCGGAAGTGAGGAAAAAGAGTTCGCCGTTGTTCGGCTCATCTGGGAACACCGACCCAGAATCCACCGTCATATTCTTGACGGAAGAACCTTCTTGCAGTTGAATGCCGTGGAACTTCATTTGCCTGTGTAGTTAGAGTAAGTGGAAAAGAAGACAGATCGCTTGAAGCTCTTATCACCGTCAGCACGTTCAAGGCGCTCAATCGAGGCCAAACGTACGTCTACAGGCTCTTTGGCTTCCGTTTCACAGGCAACAATCATTCCATCGGTGAGCTTACCGCTTTTGCGCAGCTTCAGTGATTTCACTTTCAGCATGTCAGCACCCACGATGATCTTGTCACCTGGCTGCGGCAACTGTGCCTTGCGCTTCACAAGCGAGTCCGCCCTGAACACCTTACCAGGTGTCAGGGAAACTGGAGTTCCATTGATGGATTGAATGTCCGAGAACAGAACGCTCTCGGTCTTACCGTCAGTTTCGACGTAGACTGCTGGCTGATTTTTGTAGGCAGCGTAAGACAAGACAGTGTGCTTAACACCACCCTCTGTTTGAACGCTATCGCCTGGCAGTGGTACGACGAACATGTGCTGGATCTAGTAGTTGACAGGCTATTTAAGCCCGTCGCCCGGATCCAGTTATTCGTCGTCAGTCAGATTGTCTTGGAAGTCGTCAGCCAAATCGTCTTCGAGCAACTCTTCCTCCAGTTGGCGGAGGTACTGCTTGAATGACGTTCGACGGTGGCGTGCAGCCTCGTCGTGCTCTTTGACTTTTTTGCGCTTCTGCGCGCGATTGTCGATGTGGTCGCCCATACGAAACCCCGTGGAGGGGCTGTGAGAAAGTACTTGGTATTTACTGCGCTGGCTGGTCTTCCGATCCCGGAAGAACCCACAGGTGGTGTTTCAGGCTCTTCAGTTCAGAGTCAATGATGGCCTTCACAATTGCCCAGTCACCACCACCGAGGCCGCATCCGATGAGCGGATAGTGCACATGTGGTCTGGTCGCCCATGACAGGTCATCAGACAATACAAAGTTCTCAAGTGCAAATGCATAGACTTTCTTGAGACCAATTTGCAATGCATCATAGGAAGTGTACCGTCCGCCTGGCTGCTTCTCAGGTTCACGACCATAACGCAACTGACCGACAATATTGCACACCCAAAGATTGGTGTCAACTTGAACTGGGATCATGAGACCCATCGAATCCTGGGGGCGGCCAGCCACGCGGTTAGGACCAACAACTTTCGCGTACTCTGGATAAACCTGCGGCCACTTGTCTTTGATAGCCTTTGCAACACCAGAACCCATCACACATTGCGCATTCACCTGTTGGATGATGATGCCTTCTGTAACTTCTTCTACGATGTTCCCAACGTTAGAGTTTTCCATACATTTCACCGTAGTTTGCTGCAGCCAGACTAGCCTTCCAGTCCTGCGCCAGTTGTTCTTGCTGCTCATTGTTGAACTCAATCAACCGCAGATAAGAAGCCAATTCCTTGAGCTCAAAGGCATGATACAGAATCGCAGCTTCCTTTGTGTCTGGAACCCATACTTCAGACCAACTTGAAACGTGCCTCAGCAAGTCCTCGGTTTTCTTGGTGATTGGCAAGCTGCCATACATTCCCAATTTGTGGTGACCTGACTCCTTAGCGACTTTCGCACGCTGATCAACTACGCGCTTTGCGACGTCCTTGGAGAACAACTCATTCAGCGCGCAGCGCGAGTGCGTGAACCACAGCGAATCACCACAAACCTCAAAGCGCAGGCAGACCCCGCCATACGGGTTAGTCGCCAGCTCTGTTCTCTTTGTGTCGAACTGAACTGGGCGAATGTACCTGTAGAACGGTTTTGCGGATGATTTTTCAGGCGTGAATGCTTGTCGGACGCGTTCAAATGCTACCTCATCACCTGGCAGCGGGTCACTCCCGACAAATTTACTCAGCTTCATTTAAGCCGCCATTGGGGCCTTGATCGGACCATGGGATTGGTAGCCTTCGAGCACGAAGTCTTCCATCTTGAAGTCGTCGATGTCTCGCACTGGACGCGCAAACTTCAAGATCGGCAGCTCGAAGCGTTCGCGATTGAGTTGTTCCTTGACCTGGTCGAAGTGGTTCTGGTAGATGTGCGTGTCGCCCATCACGATGATGAGCTCACCAAGTCCGTAGCCAGTGACTTCAGCCAGCATCTGCGTCAAGGCAGCGTACGAGGCGATGTTGTACGGTAGGCCGAGGAACGTGTCCACAGAGCGCATGTACATCTGGCACGACAGCTCTTGCTTCTCGATGTTCACGTAGAACTGAGCGAACATGTGGCACGGCGGCAGGGCCATTTTGTGCAGCTCGCCTGGGTTCCAGGCCGACAGGATCATGCGACGATCGGTCGGGTTCTTCTTTAGAACGTCGACGAGGCGCTTAACTTGGTCGAACTCTTCAACGAGAACCTTGGCATTGAAGTACGTGGTACCCTCTGGGTCACCTGGGTGACCCAGGTGGTCCTCGGCCGACTTGATTGTATGGCTCTGCCACTTACGCCACTGAACACCATAGACGCGACCGAGGTCACCCGGACGGATAGGCTTGAAAGCACTGCCAGTCGTGGCTTCAGCGTTCGGCGACCAGATGGTCTTCTTGCTGGCGTCTCGGGTTCCATGCAGAATCTCAGCGAGACGGCGCTCGTCACCCGAACCTTCCAGGAACCAGATCAATTCGGAGATGATGGACTTCAGACTCATCTGCTTGGTGGTCATCAACGGGAAGCCGCGCTTCAGGTCGATCTGGAGGCGCTGACCGAACACGGCGCGGGTGCCCACACCTGTGCGATCCATGCGATCTTCGCCGCGCTTCATGATGTAGTCGTAAAGGTCCAAAACCTCGTCTTCAAAGGTGTACATGATGTCTGTCATCAGAATTCCTGTGAAATGTACTTAGCGTCTACGGCGCTCACCAACCAGACGCCATTGTCTGACCTGAAGAATTCCACCCCATCTGCAAGCATTTGCTTGGCGTCGATTCGCAGTACGACGAGGTCGCGCTTACGACGACCGCCAACATCTTTGGCGGTGTCCAAGTCGGTAAGATGCACGTGGTGGCGGCTCATTGGCTTGAGCCCTTCCTTCACGATCGTCTCGAACGCGGCGTCAGTGGTGCCATGGTAAAGGACTGTTGGAGGAACAGCCTTGTCGAAAGTGATGCGAACGTGGTTAGTGCTGTGCCCTTGATTGGCGCGAATGGCCGTGGCACGGTGCGGGTTCTCGTCGTCGAAGGAGTACCGACCCTTGGAGTCAGCCGCGACGATTTGGCAGATCTCGGCAAACCCGAAGTCGGTGTTCGACGTGAGTTGTTCGAGTGAGCACCAACCCTGCTTATTGAGGGTTAGCTTTGCTGCTTCTGGTTTATGACGCAGGAGGTACGAGAGGTACTTGCTGCGTTCATCTTGTGATTGTGGTTTCTTTGACATGCGGCCATTGTAGACCGCATGTTACGCGCGTGAAGGCTTTGATCAGGTCAAATCGCGCTTGTTCACAACCACCCGCTTCTTCGGGTCAACCGTTCCTACAGGCTGCAGCAGGAAAAGATCTGGGAAGCCGCCAACCTTGCCAGCAACCGTGTAGGACTTGCCCTTGTACTTGACAACATCGGACTTCGCCTTGCCTTTCGCCTTCTTCGGCTTACCAAACCCGAGATCTTCAGGCTGAAACGAGAATGTCTTTCGGCTGTCCTTTGGTTGGGTCTTTGAAATCTTCACGCTTTCAATGTTGGCATAAGACACACCGTAAGCGCTTCGATTCGAGCAATTGTTGGCAATGTGCGTCAACGCATCATCAACTGTGCCGTCATCAACATTGATTTCATGCTCCGCCTTCATTCGCGATACAAGCTCTTCTGCCTCGTCAGCTGAGCACTGATGGAACAGAGTTACCGTTGCGCGGCTTTCGTCATCACGGTCGTCATGGAATTCGACGCTGACCTTTGCAACAACGAATACTTGATCTGCGGCTTCTTTGAGGAGTTCGGCGACTTTCATAATGGGTCTCGAGTTTTGGTCTGCTATTTACTCGAACTTCTTAACAGACGGATCGAACTTCACCACTCGATGGTTCAGGGCGTCGCTAGTGAATGTCAAATCACCGAGCTGTAAGACTACTTTGTCAAAGAAGACAATGGCCGCCAGCTCACCTCTTGGGTCCTTGAAGGTTCCATACTTGGCGGAGAACCGGGCGACGGCTTGATCGTCAGTTTCCTTTGGTTCCAGTTCGACCATCTTTGTTGTCGGGAATGGCGCGTACAGCAACAAGCTTGACGAAGGACCATGATTATCTCACTTGAATGCTTTAAGGAAAGACGCCAAGCTGGTAAACTCAAGCTCGGACTCATCGCCGTTGTTGAATTCCACAAGCATGTAAACTGTGCCATCATCCATCCAAACCGTTGATGGGGTGCCGTTATTGGTGACACGGATCTGGGTGCCGTTGATGTTCGCGTCCTGAAGCGCAGTCAAGGCAGTGTAGATAGCTCGGGCTTGTTTGAGAGTGATCATGATTGGCACCGTTTAATTAGTTGGTGTTTAGATAGGGGGTTACTTCTTGTGAACGAGACCTTCAACTTCTAAGGTCGCAAAGGTGTCTATGAGGATGCGCTCAACGAGGCGGGTTGCGCTGAAGTCCTTAGACTTTTCACGATTGCCGGCCACGTTCAGCACGCCGATATTGTGTTCAGCCATCCACGCAGCGATGGACAGACTCGTGGCGCTCAATGCCTTTGCGTACTCCATCAAGTTGTCGCCAGTTTTGAGCGCCACGATTGGCGACAGATCGAACTCAATGAACGGCTTCCCTTGACGCTTCGCTTCATTGCGTGTCAGTCTAGAGCCTGGAGATTCCAACGTCAAGGACAGCAAAACAGTGCCGTCGGAGTTCTTGACGTTCTTGATCGTGCGAGAGCGATAATCTCCCTCAGCAACGAGGCCAAGGAGTTCGAGCAGCGGATTTGGGCCGTTGTCTGTGTAGAACTCAGACGGAGCCGTTCCACCCGTCTGAATTCCGCATTTGAAAGCGGCCATCAAACCAGCTTGGTCGGCGCCGGTTTGGCCGCCGCTGATGACCTTGGTGAGACCAGCGTAGCTCATCGTGTACTCTTCAGGATTCGGCGGATTGGCGCCATGATGGCTTCATGTTCTTCGTCCATCAACGCCAGCTCTTGGTTTGTGACGGCATTCATCAAGAAGATTGATGCGGCAACACTTGCCAATGCCAACAGCACGAAAGCGGTAATAACCATGAAGAGTGCCATGATACACCTCTCAGTAGACCTGATGACCGACGAAGTCATTGTAGAAGCTCATGAACTGGCATGCGAATTCTTCGCCGCTGCCATTCATCAGCAGACCTTCACGCTTCGCGAAGTGGTAAGGACCAAGGCGATCGAAATCTTCCTTGATGGTGGCGATGGCACGATCGGTAGTCAGATCGCCGTCTTCGCGCATCGACAACACCAGGGATTCAACCATTGGGAAGTCAGCGATTTCGACTTGAGCTTCGATCATTTTCATCTCCGTTTCGTTCGGCGTTGATGTGATTGTAGCACAACCCGAAATAAAAATGTCGCCCAATCTGTAACAGTGAGCGACATTTGTAACGGAAACTTTTAGGACTTGCTGCCGTACCGAGGGGCAAGGGCTGGCTTTGGACTGCCACCAGCGATCTTATGCGTGCAGACGTCTATTGTGATGAAAGTTCCATCTGTGAAATTTATCGTCACGCTCTGCACACCAAGACTCATTGGGAATGACATGTCAATTCGGTCGACGACCTTCCCCGCCAATTCGTCCGGATCAATCAGCGCTAGGTGTTTCACCGGATTTCTTTGGCATGAGCGCTTGGATGTCGTTGTACAACTTTATCCGCTTATCTTCTGGAACGTCTTTCAGAGGAACAAACTTCGGCGAGACACGGATGTACAAGTCGCCGCGATCGACGGCTTTGTCACCATTCCAGTTCGAATACCCGTGTTTCGCGACTTTGAGTCGTGTTCGTGGATCAAAACCAGCCGGAATTCGAACCGCCAAGGTCTTGCCAAGGAAGTCAGTCACGTTCACGTATCCACCGGTGATGACGTCAACCGCATCAACTTCGACAGTGGTAATCAGATCACCACTAAAGAAGTATCCGTTCTCAGTTCCTGGATACGCGAACTGGAAACGATCACTGACGATGTTCAGCGTGATTTGGACGCGGCGCAGACGATCACCAACTGGCACTTCATCTTGGAAGGTGACACCCTGTGGTAGGCCTGGGCGCAGCTCATACGCGATGCTATTCCCAAACGCGTGAATTGGGACTTTGCAACCATTGAACGCCTTAGTGATGTCAATGTTGAGCTGAACCATTTGCACGGCATTCTCGTACGCATGTCGCTGAGCTTCACGCATCTGCCGCAGGATTTCGTCCATCTCCGTGAAACCCTGTTGGGAGCGACCACGGGTGAATACGTTTTCTGGCTGTGGTTGCGTAATCTTCTCGTACGCTTCTTTGATTTCCTTGAACTTCTCTTCATCACCACCCTTGTCTGGGTGATGTTGTTGGGCAAGCTTACGGTACGCTTTTTTGATTTCGTCTTCAGAGGCGTTTTTGTCAACACCTAGAATGCTATGGTAATCTTTCATTTGGCAAGTTCCACTACGCGTTCGAGCATTTTCTTCTCAGTCGCACTCAGTGTTTTCGGATCCTTGAATACTGGTTCAATCTTAATGATCAAGTCACCACGATTTTCGTCGGGTCCGAAACCCCTGCCCTTTGCGATGATGGGCTGAGATGGATCGTATCCCGGTGGGATCGTAATGTGAACTGGTTCTTTCCGGTTGTCAAGTGGCTCGAGCTTACCACCGCTGAATAAACCGATAGCGCAGACACGGACCGTCACGACGTCATCTTTCGTTTCTTCCGTGTGTTCTTGCTTTGGTGGTTCCGCCTTCTGTTTTGGCGGGTCTCGTCGGTCCACAACCGAAAGGCGAACAAAGATACTTACAGGCCGCGCAGCATTTGAGCCAATCGTTTCATCCGTGACGAACGTCATCCATGTCGCCGTATCATGAGCCCCCGGTCTGACAGTGTGCTCAAACACCATGCCCTGATGGACGAACGGAACGATACAACCCTTGAAGGCGTGCTTTGGCGAGATTTCAATAGACACCTCCCACCGCGGTTCCTTCAAGGTCCCAATGTTCCGAGTAACTGGCATCGGGCGAGGACCGCGTGGTTCATACCCGGGCGCAGGCTTTGGCGACTCTTTGAATGGGTCTCCGGCTTTACGAGAGGCCTTCTGTGCATCGCTAAACGAAGACTTGTATGGTTTTGCATCGGCCGGTTTCGGTGTCTCCTGCGACGCCCTGCCACTCTCTATCGCCTCCCACGCAGCCTTGATCTCTTTGAACTTGGCTTCGCTGCCGCCCTTGTCTGGGTGGTGCTGTTGGGCGAGTTTGCGATAAGCAGCTTTGGCCTCACCAATGGAGGCCGTAGTGCTGATGCCAAGGACTGCGTACGCGTTCATTTAATGGTGATGCTGATTTCTTTTTGAACGGATGCAGGTTTGACAAACATGACTCGATACACTGGTACCGCTGTGTATTGCCGCGGTCTCGTTTCTTGCTCTTTGACCCAAGCATGAAGATCTGCCTCGGTCAGAAAAGCTAGGTAGCTGAAATACGTCTGATAACCTGCGTCTTCAGGATATCCAGTATCCACGCAGACGCTTTCTTCAAGAAGAACGGCCCAATGCTCAGTGGTTGGGATGTGTTTAGCTTCCTCAACCCTAGTGAAGTTATAAACTGACATCACGATTCCAGTCGAGAGTACCATGCGAGTGCGCGAGTGACTAGATTCACGACGCAGACAATCAAGTACAAGAGGAGAGTTATTGGGAAGTTCGCGTCAATCAACGCGTAAAACGTGACAATCATCACGGCGATCGACAGCAAGAACTCTTGAAGGGACGGCACAGACCGAACTTTGCTGATGTGGACCGTCACGACGCCAAGTGGTTCCTTGACAAGATGCGTAATACCAGTAGCCAAGACCACCATGGAGAACGACATCCAGATCCCAACAGCTATCAGCCAAATAGGCCAACGCCAGCCAAAGATCCAAAACAGCGAGATCAGAACTGGGTTGACTCCGTAAATGACGAATTTGCTGCTTTGGTACTTCACAACCGTAGCTCCCCGGCGAGTTCATTGCGCAGTTCGTCAACGCTGTAGGTCTTGAGAATGCGCTTCAGATCGGAGATGTCACGCTCGCGCTTTGCTGCCAATGCTCGCGCATCTCGCTCAGCCTGCTCACGCCGTTCCTTTTCGCGTTTAGCCTTCATCTCCGTGTCGAACAAATGTTCGGCTTGGAGTGTGGCGGTGAACAGCGGAGCCTCGAAAAAGTGATTCGAGATCTTGCCGCTGGCGAGGAACGTGTACTGGTTCATCGCGCTCCATGGATCTACCTCGCGGCGACGAAGATCATTCAGATGCTCTTGAGTAAGAAACGCCTCGACTTCATCGATGGTGTCGAATTGTTTGATGCTCAAAGTGCTATCGTGCGCTTCTTGGACGTACCCAAGGCTCGTCACGAGCTGGTTTTTCCGGTACACGATGACAGTAAATGTGTCTTGCGAGCGAAGTGACATGACCGTCTCCTTAGCGAATTTCCTGATAGTTCAGGTTGTAGCCGAGAGTTTGGAACACCCTGATCAAGTCGAACAGAGTTATCTTTTCGTCAGCGCAATGGAGCAGCAAAGGAACCTGCTTACCGTCTGCCAGATCGAGCGTCAGAGAAAACAGTGGAGGGTCAACGACCGTGTTGTCGATGATGTTGATTGCTGCTCCATTATCGGAGACAAGGTCACGTACATCTTCAGACGAGGCCTGCGCTGGACGAGAAGAAAGCATCATAGTGTCCAATTAAAGTTCTTGTAGAAACAATCGTACCACTGTCGAAACGCCGTAGCATCCCATTCAGTGGTACGAGTTCAGGTCAGCTCTGCTCGTGTCGAGCACGATAGGCGTTCGTTTCGGAAATCTCGACGGTCAGATCTTTGGCAGCAAGACTGCGAAGAGCCACTTCCAATTCCACCACATTGCGCAGCTCGTTGAAGTGCGTAGTATCTGAAAGTTCTGGCGGCATTGACGTCACCTGTATGCCGCGAGATTTGAGTACCTCACTGATGATTTGGCAGATGGCAGTCTTGCCAGTTCCAGTAGTCCCAGTGACTTCAATTTTGATTGTGCTCACAGCTTCAGTTCCTTCAATTCGCGCTTGAACATGTCGACAGCGGTATCGCTCTTCAAGCTTGCGAGCTCGGCCTTCAGGTCTTCAACGTCCTTCTCGAGTTCCTTGATCTTGTCGTGCGTCAGGTTCCGCATCGGCATGCCAAGCAGTTCGTCATGGCGCTCAAACCCTTCTTCGACGAGGCGAGCAACTAGCTCCTTGTTTGGTGTATCACGGAAGAACTTGTAGTTCGCCAGATAGAACCGAATGAAGCGAATCTTGAGGCTGGCCCAAGCGATATCTGCGTTCACCTTGTCGATCATGGCAAGGCGACGATCTTCATACCGCTCAACGCGCCATTCAGTCCAATGTTCCAGGAGCGACTCAACATTGTCAAAACGCGTCAAGATACCATCACCGTTCCACACCGTGAGGTTCTCGGTCTCACGAGCCACGAGCTTGAATTGCTTCTTGATCTCTTCGTCTGAGAGCATCGTGGCGACACGGGGGACTCGTACTACGAATTCGAAGCCGCGCTTGTCCGACAAGTTGTCATAGTCGGTGATGATGCCCTTGTCTTCGAGCTTCTGGAGATGGGCTTCATATTGATCGCTTTGCATGCCAATTGGCAGCTCTGTGATCGTGATTGTAGGGGTGCGACCGTCCTTGATGGTGTATTTGCCTTCAATGACAATCTGTCCACTGTCTGGGTCACGTACAACCGTGCCATTGAAGCCGCGCCACCAAGGCAACAACGAGTTCGGCTTGAGTTTCTTGCCGTCCAACAACTTGAGGATGGATTGCTTCAGGTCCTCTGGGTTGTACGACAGGATGTACGTGCTGTGCCCTGTGCCCATACCTTCGGCACCGTTCACCAACACGAGCGGTAAGATAGGCGTGAAGTACTTTGGCTCGACTGCCATGCCTTGAGACATGACATGATCGAAGATCAAGTCATCGTCCTTGCGGAACAATTGCCGGAAGATCGGGCTGAGCTTGGTCTTGATGTAGCGCGAGGCTGACGGTTGACGATTGAGTCGTGAGCCGAATTGGCCATGCGCTTCAAAGAGCGGCAGATTGTTTGAACCTGCGAAGTCTTGAGCAAGGCCAACGATCGTACCTTCGAGGGATCCGACGCCGTGGTGGTAATCGGTGCTTGATGCAGAGGCTGCAGCGATACGCTCTACTGTGTCCTTGTCGGCGTTCTCACCGCGTTTCATCATGCCCCACACTGCCTTGCGGTGCGCTTGTTTGAAACCGTCGCCAATGAATGGGATACCACGAACGTTTGAGTGCGCAGAATACAGACGAAGCTTTTCGTCCATGAACCGTGAAGCGCTGATTTCGCTCACCATAGCGCCAAGTGTGCTGACAGCGCCGTTGAGCATGAAGCCGAGTGCGTCTTGGTGTTGGGTCTTCTTAGTCATGTTCAGATTGTATACTTGGTAACGTGCTCACTGCCATGAATTCATGAACCGGCATTTGCATGTCCCTGCATTCATTGCTGGCATGTCTTGATGTTCACGCGAACGGCATCACCACGCTTTGCACCAGTGGCTGGCACTACGACTGCGCTGCGGAGATTTGGGTTGTGCCCAAATGAATAGCTGACAACCATGTACTGATCAGACAGCTGTGAACGACAATCCAATCGCGTAAACGAAGGTGCGGCGTCAGTGACGGCAATGTTAGCCTCGACGCGGCCTGTTCGCCACCCAGCATCGTATTCAGGATTGGTTGCGCAGGCCGAAACCAGCATGACAAGAATGGCAGAAAGGATTTTGTTCATGTCAGTACACCGAGTTGAGGTAGAGTTTTAAGAACATGAGTTCTACGTCGATACGAAGAAGGGTGTTATCCCTTACATCAGATGGAGGGAGGCTCTCAGCCATCTCCTTCATGCGCTTCAGGCGAAGACGATGCTCAGCGATAGTTTGGAGTTGTGTGTTCATTCTTCGACCTCGAAGTAGCGAATGTCCTGCAACCATTCTTTGCGAGCGTCCTGTTCAGTGTTCGAGAACGCGAGCTCGAATTTGGCAAGGTCCTTGGCTTCGAGCTCCGTGATTTGCACTAAGTACTTCTCGCGGTTCTGCAGGAAGCGCTCGAAAGTCTCAGTGTCGAAACCACCCAGCCCCTTGTAGTAATCCGCCTTGTGCTTCGGCGCAGTCTTCGCCCATTCCTTGTACTCTTCGTCCGTGAAGAACTCGTGAATCTCTCCCTTGCTGGTCTTTGCGATGTACAACGGGGTGTTCATGCGGTACACGACGCCGAGTTTGAAGATTTCAGGCCAGTACTTAGCCCAGAAACTCAGGAGCAGAGAGGTGATGTGGAAGCCGTCCAAGTCCTGATCTGAGAGCACGACGAACTTTCCGAACCGCAACTGGTTCACGTTGTTCACGACTTCGCCGAACTTCAGGCCAGTGACCACCATAATGTTCGCAAGTTCAGGCAAGTCGCCGTTCTTGCGAGGTTCGATGATCTCCTTGGTCTCACAGTCATACACGTTCAGCGGCTTGCCGCGCAAGCTGAAGGAACCAATCAATTGGTTCTTGCCTCGTGCGTTCTGAATGGACGAGCGAGCACTGTCACCTTCTGTGAAGTAGCACTCACAAAGGTGACGATCTTTCTTCTCGACCGCATCCGTGAACTTGTCGACACGCTTGGCGCTTGCCTTAGCGATGTTCTTAGAGTTCTTGCGGAGTTCAGCCAACTCCTCAGCCTTGTTCTTGGCTTCGGCCCAGTCCAACACGGACTGGATGATTGGACTCTTGATGAGCTTGTTGATGAACTTGTCAGGCACCGTCCATGTGGTCTTGTACGTGCCTGGTTGACTGATCATGTTCTCCTTCGTCTGTGAGGAGAACTTGGGGCGGTTCACGTTCGCGCTGATGTAGACACGCATGTGGTTCCGCACGTCAGCGGGCTTGACTTCGACCTTGTACTTCTTCTTGAGGTACTCGCGCAAACGGTCTGTGATCTGGTCCATCACATACCACACATGCGTACCACCTTGATAGGTCTCAACCGAGTTCACGAAGGACACTGCCTCGAAACCGTCGCTGTGCGAGATGCCGACTTTCCAGTCATCAGTATCGTCGTACACGTACTCGTCACTGTACAACGCGATGTAATCGCCGAAGTCACGCACTTGAATGCGATCGCCGTTCACGTAGAACTTCACGTGAGGGTTACATGCGGCAGCGTCCACGACCTTCTTCGCCATTTTGAGGGCGTGATCTGGGCTCAGCCCTTCGAGCTTGAAGAACTCGTAATCTGGACAGAACGTGATCTTTGTGCGATTCTTCGTGTCAGGCGTGATCTTTGGCTCGCCGCGAGTGCGCATGCCGTCGCGGAATTCTTGACGCAAAAGCTTCTTGCCGTCACAAGATTCAATCTTGAAGGACGTCGACAAAATGTTGGTCAAGGTACTGCCAACACCGTTCGTGCCAATCAGCTGTTGATCTTCGTCATCGTTGAAGTTCGAACCAGCACGCAAGTTTGAGAACACCGTCTCAGCAACGTACTTGCCAGTCTGCGGGTGAATTTCGACTGGGATGCCGCGTCCGTTGTCTTGAACCGAGATTGTGCCATCTGGATCGAACTCGACGCGGATGCTGTCCAGCACGTCTGGTGCTCGGCGACTTTCGTCGATTGCGTTGTCAAGGATTTCAGAGAAGATCTTGACCAGCGACGGGATGTACGAGATAGTCTGCTTGACCATCTTCTTTGACATGGGGTCATAGACCCACTCGTTCGACGTCTGCAACTCAGTGCTGCCGGCGTACATGCCAGTACGCTTGCGAACGTGCTCAATCTCATCGAGCACTTGGTAAGCTTGGGTGATTTGTTTGGCCATAGTTTCGGTATGGAAAGTCGGTCCTATTATACGGCCCACAAGGACCATGAGGTCCTTGCAGTTTCAGGTTTGATGTAACCAGAGTTCTAGATCAAAACCGCTTTGTGCGCTCCCATTCACGCCGCCATTGATCGGCTCGTCTGGCGGCTTTCCCGTCGCCCATCCGTTCGATCTTTCGAGGATTGACGCGCTTGACTTGGCCGTGTCGACCAGGTTGGGAGTACAAGTACCCGATCTTGACTTCAAGCACGTCGCCGCAATTCTCGAATGAGACCTTCGCGTATTTGTCACCGTCGTACGAGATGATGTTTACGTGACGAACTGGCGCTGGCTTGTACGGTTCATCACCTAGCTCGGTGAATGGATAGTCAGTCCAACACGTAATGTGCTTGCACTTCTTCATGCTTCCTCTTCCCAGGTCACATTGATCGCGCTAACGTTTTCACTTCCCCAACCTTCTGTTTTGCTGACGACACTCGCCGCAGCATCGACGATCGGGCCATACACCATGCGATCAGTTAAGCCATACACCATGTGATCAGTTTGCTGCAGATTGAGTTTATACACGAACTCGATTGTTCGTTTCACGCCATGAATGGTGTACGTGACGGTGACGGTGTAAGTTTTCATGTCTGTTCCTCGGGGCTGTACCAGACCGTACGCCCATTGCTGTCGTTGAATGATGAACGTTCAGGCCGCCTTCAGTTCACGGTTGATGAACATTTCGATGTCCTTGAGCAACTCGGCCATGACGGCGATGTTGCACTCGTTCAGGTAGTTCTTCGCTTGGCTGGTGCTGTGGTTATTCACGTACTGCGCCGAGTTCAGCAGCATGGTGTGAATGGAATCCTTGACATGCTGCAGCGTAACTTGCTCACTGGCGTTCATGTTCTCGATGACCATGCCGTACACATACAACTCGGCTGTTGCGTGAAAGATCGAGTTCGACCATTCCATGGCGTGCACGGGGTTCTTGCCCAAATCATCACGGAATTTGTCAATGTTCGTCTTGGCAGTGTCGCGGGCGATTGTGATGTGCTTCAGAAATGCAGAGCGAGGTGAGGTCATGGTTACTCCTTTAGAATTGCAGAGCTTGATCGGCGTAGATTTCATCCAGCACGCTCTCGAGGAAGCGATGCGGTTCACTGTCGTTGGCACCATACTCGGCCCAAGACCGCATCACGGAGCGAACAAATCGACTCGTGTCTTCTTTGGAGTATCCAAGATTGACACAGCGCGCAAGTTCATCGTTCAGCGCGCTTGCGGCGACTTTGCACTCGCACGGCATTTTGCTTGTGTACAGCTGCCATTGTTCGGCAGTGAAGTGCGCTTGGATCTTGACGACGCGTTGGATTTCGAGGTTTTTCATTGCAGTCTCATTTCAACAGCATGGTGAAATCTTAACACGGGTTCTAATCCACGGAAGATGAATCTGTAACGGATTCAAGCACCGTTACAAATGAAAAGGGACCTTACGGTCCCTTAGATTTGGTCTTGGTGTGTTCGCCAATATACCCCGTAAGCCTTGTTCCCTCGCCCTACCCATCGCTTGAAGAACCCAACAGGCTTGTGCTTGAGCGACTGAACATGGGCAATGTGGCCTGGGCAAGGGTACAGGTACCGCCCAGACTCAAGTCGACGTCGCCAGAACGGCGACATCTTCGTCAGAACCTTGTTGCGGTAAGTGTTGTGAAACATGTATCCCATCATGCCTTAAGAATCTTCTCAGCCATCGCCATGCCATGATAGTGCGCCGCGAGGCTCTTGACTGGATCATTCTTGATGTACCCAGCCAAGCCAATCCAGATGACAGCAAGCCACAGATCATGACGACGTTGGAAACGATCCTTCATGATCTGCTCGCATCCGCTGGTTACTGGTTGCGCGATTGAGAATTCAATCTCCCCGTCCTTCAACTTGGAGATGTGAAACTCACGGCTGTAGTTGAACAGATCGTAGCCAGTCAGACTGTAGTACATCTTGGCGATGTCGTAGTCAGGCAGCCCGTACGTATCAGTCTTACCGAAGTAACCGCGAGGGTCGATCAGCGTGATCTCCAATGTGTCTGGATTGATCATGCTGTTTGACATCTGCAGATCACCGTGGATAAGCGAGTACTCAGTCACATCAAGATATTCACGGCGCAATGCTTGATGCAAAACGCGGATCAAAGTTGATGGATCCTTCTCTTCGAGTTCGTATCCATTCACCACGTCGATTTTGCCGAATGAGGCAATGACGTCCTTGATCTCGTTGTACCGAGACAGGAGTTTGTCACACGCCTCAAGCTGCACATCGCGCGTAACTACGATGTTTCCTACGTATTCCGTGTTTGAGTGCAACTCGTCCAACTGTTCAAAGACCCGTGTCAGAACGAGAGCGCGACCTTCATCGTCAAGTGTTGGCCACAGTTTGAAGATTGGGACACCCTGCACACGACTCATCACAAAGCTTGAGCGATCTACCGCTGGCCAGATTTGTGGGCGAGACACATCAGAGTTCAAATCCTCCAGCTTGCGGTACCATTCAATCTCACGACCAATCAAGGTCTTACCTTGCGCGTTTAATGCTGACTTGAGAACCAAATCACCTTGGAATGAGACGCTGTTGAACTCACGGGCGGCGTCCGCCATATCACGAGTTCGTTCCAACTTAGGTTTGTCACCCCAGTCAATGATGCTGTCGAGCTTGTGCTCGCGAATAGGGCCAAACTGATGGATCACATCAACGAAGTCCTGTCCGTCTTTGAAATCCAGATTCGTCGTGCGGAAGTTCGAGATGTAGTACAGACCAAAGATCCCACCACGCCCGTCGTCTTGCAGAGCTGGTTTCACATCGGCCCAGTCAACTCCAGTTCGGACGAGGCCGTACCGATTCGGGTGGTCGTAGTTTGTGAACACGACGTTCGCGCCATTGTAGTGTTCAATCATCTCGGGGATGCTGCAACCAGGCATCACGTCGCACCACTGGAAGAACACTTCCTTCCCAGTCAAGTGATCACATGTGCTAAGGATAGCGTGTGCGGAACCGTTCGCCACGTCTACCGTTTTCACGATCAACGGCAACTTGGGGAAGTACATCTTGTGGTATGCGGCGATCAAATCAGCGTATGCGCTGTGCACGATCACGGTCAGCGAATGTAGGTGCTCCTGCAGACTTGCGACCTCTGCATCATCGTCACGGTCTACGAGCGCACCCTGCTCAAGCCAATACCTTACTTGCTCCACATACCCAGTATGCTTTCCAATGTTCACAAGGAACTTCGGTACGTTGTTGGTCAGAGGGGCCAGGCGAGAGCCGAGGCCACCCGCTACGATGACGATGTGTGACATTACTGCGCCTCCAAACCAGGTGCCGGTTCATCCAATACCAACGCCTTGCGTTTGGCAGCTTCAGCCTTCAGCATTTCGCCCAACGCTCCATCAGGATGGAACTTCAGGAAGTCCATGCGTTCGAAACCGATCAAGCTCGAGACCTGAACGGAGATGCAATCCAGAACGCAGAGCAGTGCTGTAGTCGATGTCGTTGGTGCGAGCTCATGCTCATCACCTTCCTTTACACCACCAATGCACAACTCAACGTCCAGATTTGGATTGTCTGGTTTGGTAGGCTTACAGTGAATCAGAATTTGCTTGACATCTGGAAAGATGAGCTTGATGTGCTCAATGCCTTCCAGCATCTCACGCGTCGTGCCGCTACGACTGATGTGGATGATGATGTCGTTTGCGCCGATGAACCCAGAGTCGCCGTGCCCAAGATGAGACACATTGATAGCGAGTGACGGGATGCCAAGCGACGCCATCGTTTGGCTGATCTTGGCTGCGATGTTCGAGTTCTTGCCAACGCCCGCCATTAGGACGCGGCGGCCATCTTTCGCTGCGGCGATTTCAGCTACGTAATTGACAATCAGCTGATACTGAGGATTAGTGCTGACGATTTCTGGCAGCAGACTAAGCGCTTGTACTTGGCGCTCGATGCACTGAAGTGCAAGGTTGGTAGACATGCAAGGCTCCGTGAGAGGAAGAGTTCTTGCATAATTGTACGTGAAATTTACACGTTACGAATCCCGGCTTTAGGATGAAATCACGGCTTGTACAACAGCGGTTGACGCAAGCCCATGTATTCTTCATCGTAACCTGACTGCCCTGGGAAATTGCCGCTCCTGTCTGGAAGAACTAACTGAAGCGCGACGACTTCCTTACCATAGTATCGATCAGCCTGGCATACGTAGCCATGAACTCGTTCATCAGTTTGAACAAGCATCAACGGGAGATTCGCGAGTTCGGCAATCGGTTGACCGATTGGATACTTCTTGCCAGCCCGAATTTGCTCCCCCATCAGATTCAGGAAGTGCGCGGCAATTTCGTATGGCAAGCCAAAGACGATGATCTCAAACCCCGAATGCGGCGTAAGACCAATCGTGTATGTGAAACCTGGGCCAGGTCCATCTTCTGGTGTGTTGAAGACCCCGATGAGAGCCTGGCCGTACTGAGCGATCATGGTTGTCAAGCGTGCTTGCCACGCGGCCCAACCGCCATCATGCATCATTTGATCAACGTCGTTTTCGCTCATGGTAGCTCCTTACGCAAGTTTTGCGTTCTTAACGATGGACAGGAATTCGTGCTGGATATGCCACGGTTTGTAAGTGTGTTCACCGTCTTTTGTGACGAAATGCTGCACGCGTTGACCTGCTTCATCAACCGTCGTGACAACATCCACGTCAAACAGGGTGTCAGGGACCAGAACACCGACGGCGGTGATTACACCTCCGAGACTTTGTTCATCCTCATGAAACTCAGTGATCGCCAAATTCAGCTGTTTTGCGAGTGGTTCCAACCGACCCAACAAGTCGGTCAGCATTCCTACATTACCACCTTGGCAGATGATAATGGTAGGTTCTTTTTCAGCCCATTCAAGGTAAGCCTTGTGTTGCTCGGTGTTGTGCTTGTACAGCACACTTAAGGTGCTGACAACGTGTGCCGTCTGGATGCCCCACTGAATAGGAGACATGTACAAGTGGTTGATAAAGCTATACAGGCGGTATGCCATTTCTTTTCCTTTTGTTGGCGTGCGCCTCCGTGAGGTACACGAGATGTCTTAATTCCAAGTCACTTCAGCGACCATCAGTGTCAGCGCCCAATCTCATCGCGACTTCAACAGACGCGGGTCTAAACAACTTTACGTCATATGCGATCTTATGGACAGAAATTTTTCAGGTAGACTCCTGGTGGGGGGGGGAGATTACAGGCATTAGGTGACAAATAGCGCTCAGCGCTCAGCCACACTCAACAACCCGTCCTCTCCGTAGCTTGCGATTTGGCCGATAACCATCATGATGTCTTGCGGCCGACCTGTCACCGAAGTAACGCCAGGTTCTACCATCTTGATGGCAACGTCAACATTGCCACCGGTTCTGGTGTTCATTGACAGGACCATGAACTCGACTGAAGCTTTGGCGAGAGTGAATGTAGCAATGAGTGTTCTTTTCATAGTGGTTAGGCGACGATAGGGTGGGCCGGTTGAAACGAATTTGTGGGGGTGATAGGTTACTTGGCAGTGAGGCGATCGGGCCGTCATACCAGAGTCACTTCTTCATCTCCAAACTGATGTCCACGAGGACGAGTTCTTCCTTGGCACGAGTTGCCATGACGTAGCAGAGGTTGTCCTCCTGCTCCATCTCCCATTCTTTGCGAGCCCAAGCGCTAGGACCAGTCTGCAGCCAGATGACCTTCTTCCACTCGCGACCCTTGCTCTTGTGACCGCTGCTGAACAGCACAACCTTGGATTTGTCAACAGCACCGCCCTTGTCCTTCGCAAAGATCGCCTCGATCTCCTGCACCAGGCGCTCGACGACGTTCTTGACGTCAGGGTCGATCTTTTGTACTCGAGCGATGATCACTCGCAGGCAGCCAACCTTGTCTTCGACCGCGGCTGCCTTGGATTCTTGTTCCTTGATGCGGTACTTGTTGACCTCACGATCTTCGTACTTGTCAAGGTTTTCGAGCATCTTGGTGAAGGTGCTGACGCGCTTCCAACGACGAGCCAGATTCACGAGACCCTCAGCGATGTCACGGCCTTCGATCAGAGCCGGGATACCATCAGCAATGAAGCTGTACACGTATCGAACGAGCGGGGCGTTGAAGCGGCAGAGGATCGCATCGCCAGGCTTTGCGATCTTCGAGAGCATGTCGGAGGTGCTGTCTGAAACGACGCCTTCAGGAGCGGTTTCAGCTGCTTGAATGTGGCTCACCCACGTTTGAGCGTACTTGACCACGGCCTTGGGGCAGCGATACGTGACCGTCAGAGGCAGACGCTTGGCGTTTACACTGTGCGCAATCAGCTCAAGGCTGTTGGAGTCTGCACCGGTGAAACCGAAGATTGCTTGGTGGCGATCACCGACCGCGACAAGACGACCACCACGCTTGAGGATTGCGAGGGCCAGCAAACGACGAACTTCATTCGTGTCTTGGGCTTCGTCGATCAGCACCCAGTCGTACAGGAAGAACTTGACCTTGTGATACAGCGGACCGTAGATCATGTCATCGAAGTCAGCGACTTCGTGCACGGTCTTGTTCGAGTGCTCGAGCACTTTGCGAGCGAGCTTGATGACGAGGTCAGTATTGTCGGCAAAATTCCCGTCAACATCGTTCTCAGAGAACGTCTCGATGTCGTAGTGCTCGACGATTTCCATCCACACTCGACGATCGGACATGTCCTTCGTGATACCAACAGCGTACTGCTTGGCGAGGGAAACCAGGCGAAGTACAGAGCCTTCGAACGGCTTGTACTCGGGGTACTTCTCGCTGGCGCCACGGAAGATGTTAGTGCACTTGTCGTTGTCGACGCGGATGTTGGGGAATGCGCGACGCAGAGCACCGAAACCCTCGGCGTGCATCGTGTTCACCGTTACCTTGCGGCCAAGGTGCGCAACCTTCGTGCGAATCTCGGCAACGATGTCCTTCGAGAACGCGCCGAAGAACGCCTTCCCAGTAAGGATTTCCAGCCCTTTCACCAAGGTGGTGGTCTTGCCAGCACCAGCAACGGCTTCTAGGATACAGGATCCAGTGCCATTCACGATCCAGTCGAAGAAATCCGACTGTTGTGGGCTGGGTTGGAACGCTGCGGCGATCGGGGTGAGTGCGGTGTTCATGAGTGTCATTGTATGCCCGCGGCGACGGATGTACACGACGACTCTGTAACAACACCCAGAGTTTGTAACGAAGGTTAATGCACCGACGTCTTATCAAACATGCAACTCAGCGCACTTTCTCCAGCCATGACACATTCCGCGAAAGAGTTCGCGGCTGATCTCGCCGCTAGCAAGAAGCAGCAAGCGAGAATGGCCGTCCAGACGTACAGTTTCACGATGGCTGCCGAGCATATCAACCCTCCAACTTTTGAATAACCTC